AATACTTATTATGCTCCATATTATGCTCTCAATAACTTATCATCAACTAAAATCGAGGTAGAGAAAAATGGCTTTTCAAGTTTCTCCTGGCGTACAAGTACGCGAAATCGATCTTACAAATATTGTACCTGCAGTCTCTACTTCAATTGGAGCTACTGTACTACAAGCTATTTGGGGACCGGTAGAAGAAATTGTAACCATTACTTCAGAGAAAGAATTAGTAGAAACATTTGGTACTCCAGTTGACACTAATGCTGCTTACTTTTTAAACGCAGCAGCTTTCCTTAAGTACGGTAACAATTTAAAAGTAGTTCGTGCAGTTAACACTGGCGCACTTAACTCAACATCTGGTGTGTCTGGTGCAGGCACTGGATTATTAATCAAAAACAAAGAAGTTTACGATAACGATTACGCTGACGGTTCAGGTACTGTAGGCCTTTGGGCTGCTAAGTATCCAGGAACTTTAGGTGACTCATTGAAGGTTTCTATTTGTTCAGCAAGCACAGTAGCTTTTACTGCTTGGACATATGCAGACCAGTTCGATGCAGCTCCTAGTACATCTCCATACGCTGCGGCTGTTGGTGGTTCACTAGACGAAGTTCACATTGTTGTTGTAGACGAAGATGGAGAAATTACTGGTACCGCTGGTACTATTCTTGAAAAGTTTGCTTTCGTATCTCAAGCGTCTGACGCTAAGAAGTTCGATGGTTCAACAAACTATTACAAAGAAGTAATCAACAACACTTCAAAATACATCTATTGGATGGATCACCTAGCAGCTTTAACTAACGCTGGTTCAACAGCGGCTGGTGTTACATTCACAACAGCTTCAACTGCAAACACAGTTTCATTAGCAGGCGGTGCACTTGGTACAGATATCGACGTTGGCGATATCGACACAGGTTTCCAATTGTTCAATGACTCAGAGACAGTTGACGTTAACTTATTAATCGGCGCTCCAACTTTATCTGGTGCTGATGGTGTTACTCAGGCTAATAACCTAATCGCTATCGCTGAAAACCGTAAAGATGTAGTAGCATTTATTTCACCACCTCTAGGTGCAACAGTTGGTTCATCTGATCAACTTGGTGATGTAATTGACTTCGCTGATCAACTAACATCAAGCTCATACGGCTTCTTAGATTCAACAGCATTAAAAGTATACGACAAATACAATGACGTATATCGTTGGATTCCAGCAGCTGGTCACATGGCTGGTCTATGTGCTAACACTGACGAAGTTGCAGATGCATGGTTCTCACCAGGCGGCTACAACCGTGGTCAACTATTAGGTATTACACGCATTGCGTTTAACCCTAAGAAAGCACAGCGCGATGACTTATACAAGAGACGCGTAAACCCAGTTGTATCATTCCCTGGCGAAGGTACAATCCTATTTGGCGATAAGACTCTACAGTCTAAGCCAAGCGCATTCGATCGTATCAACGTACGTCGTTTATTCATCGTATTAGAAAAAGCAATTGCAACTGCTGCTAAGTATCAGTTGTTCGAGCTTAACGATGAATTCACTCGTGCTATGTTCCGTAATATGACAGAGCCTTTCCTTCGTGAGATCAAGGGTCGTCGTGGTATTACAGACTTCAAGGTTGTTTGTGATGCTACAAACAACACTGGCGAGATTATTGACAGCAACCAATTCGTTGCAGACATCTACATCAAGCCAGCACGTTCAATCAACTTTATTACTCTGAACTTCATTGCCACTCGTACTGGCGTTGACTTCTCAGAAATTGGAGGTTAATCATGGCTATTCTAGGAGTTGATGATTTTAAATCAAAACTAGTTGGTGGCGGTGCACGTCCTAACCTCTTCAAAGCTACAATCAATTTCCCAGCTTATGCTGGTGGTGATGTAGAGTTAACTTCTTTCTTATGTAAAGCAGCGGCTCTACCAGCTTCCAACATTACGCCTGTAGTTGTACCATTCCGTGGTCGTCAACTACAAGTTGCTGGTGATCGTACATTTGAACCTTGGACAATCACTATCATTAACGATACCGACTTTAAGATTCGCAACGCTTTCGAGCGTTGGATGAATGGTATCAACCAGCATTCAGCGAACACAGGTCTTACAAATCCAGTTGACTATCAAGCTGACATGTCAGTTGCTCAGTTAGATAAAGCTGGTAACGAAGTTAAGGTATATAACTTCCGCGGTACTTTCCCAACTAACGTTTCTTCAATTGAGTTATCATATGACTCTACAGATGTTATTGAAGAATTCACAGTTGAGCTACAAGTACAGTACTGGGAATCAAATACTACTTCTTAATTTGTGGTAATAAATATAGGAGAGAGGGGAAACCTTCTCTCCTCTTCGTCATAATGCAAAGGTAAAAAAATGGAATTATTCGGCTTCTCAATCGAACGTAAAAAAGAAGAACAAGAAAAACAAAAGGTTAAATCCTTTGTTGCTCCTGAAACGGACGACGGCAGTACTGTCATCGCTGAAGGTGGTTACTTCGGTCAATACGTTGATTTAGAGGGCACTAAGGCTAAGGACGAC